TCAGTATGGACCCACTCTCAAATCACACGGAAATTACAGTGCATCAAGCACCTGCCGAGTTTGATTTGCCAGCATGGCTGAGACAGCGCGGATACATAATGGTAGAAGCAAAGGCGGATAGGTCTAAAAAAACGATCGCGCCAATTTTGCCTTTTACATGTGTTGAGGCGGTGAAACGTCTGTTAGGCATTCATGCATGGCATATCATTACGCCATGGCAGCTCTATCAATATTTACTCAAGAAACAAAAACCACAGACACAATCATCATATCATCGAAAGGAGTTTCCTTATGGGAAGTTTATTAGCGGCGCCGAGAGTGCCGAGCTTTGTCCTGTCTAATCCATCAACCTCAACAGAGCAAGCAATCGCAGGTACGGCGGGGCAGGGTAATAATAGTACGGCTACGGCGGGTAGTTCGGTAACTGGACAGAAATCATCAACAGATGCCGATAATACGGCATCGTCAGATAGCGCAGGTTCATCTGGAACGAACACGACACAAAATGCATCAGATAGTAATGCGACATCGAGCAATTTATTGCTTCGCCAAAATCGCGGTACGAATTCAACGATCCTTACATCTTTGCGCGGATTGTTGGATGAAACGGAAACATTAGGGGCGAAAAAGACATTGTTAGGTCAATAAGTCCTAACTCCATACAAGCTTTGTAGTAAGCGGAGAAATTACATGAACACATATAAGAACGATGACAGCTTGCGCGAGGCGCAAGTTGAAAAGCTGCGTTTGCGTTATGGGCAGGCGAAACAGCAACGGGACCAGTGGGTGCCGTTGTGGCAGGAATGTTACGATTACGCCTTGCCGCAACGCCAATCCGTTGCAATGGCTGGACAAGCGGTGGGTAATGCACGGACACAGCACCTTTATGATGCAACGGCGATGGATGCTGTTGATCAGCTGGCGGCCAGTCTCCTTGCCGAATTGACTCCGCCATGGACGAATTGGTTTGGTTTAAAGCCCGGCGTTGAACTGAGTGCGGCGGAGGCTGAAGCAATTTCGCCAAAATTGGAGACGGCAACCAAGGTGATGCAAGATCATTTTGATCGCTCTAATTTTGCGGTGGAAGTACATCAGGCCTTTTTGGATCTGGTAACAGCGGGTACGGCATCTTTATCTTTTGATGAAGCGGCACCGGGGGCATTTACAGCGTTTAAGTTTACGGCTGTGCCGCTAGGGGATGTTGTCTTGGAAGAGGGCGTGAATGGTTATTTGGATGTAACCTATCGTTATTACGCGGTGAGTTACGCGCAGCTTAAGGAAAAATATCCGAATGCTTCATTGCCTGTATCTATTATTGAGGCAGGGGAGAAGGATGCGAGCGCAAGCTTTGATGTCTTGGAAGCTGTGACGCCGAATGGGCTGATGTATGATTATATTGCAATCCTTGTTGATGCCTCAAATGAGGAATGCGTTTTGACGCAGACGGTTATGCCATCCTCACCCTTTATCAATTTCAGATGGCTGAAAAGTCCTGGGGAAAGCTATGGACGTTCTCCGGTGATGAAAACATTACCTGATATAAAAACAGCGAATAAGGTTGTTGAGTTGATCCTCAAAAACGCGTCTATCTCGGTGACAGGCATATGGCAGGCTGACGATGATGGGGTCCTTAATCCAGCGAATATAGAGCTAAAGCCCGGCACTATTATTCCAAAGGCTGTTGGATCACAAGGGCTTCGTCCCTTGGAAATGCCGGGACGTTTTGACGTGTCGGAGCTTGTTTTGAGTGATTTGCGAAGCCGCATCCGCCATTCCATGCTCACAGACCGCCTTGCACAAATTAGCGGACGTAATATGACTGCGACAGAAGTGCTTGAGCGCTCTGCCGAAGTGGTGCGTATCTTGGGGGCTACCTATGGTCGATTGCAATCAGAACTTTTAACGCCGCTGATTAAAAGAGCCTATGCGATTTTAAGACGCCGAGGGGAGATACCTGACTTGCCGCTTGATGGGCGTATTGTTGCTATGGATTACCGTTCACCTTTGGCCCGCGCACAATCACAAAAGAATGTTCAGAATATTCTGTCATGGATTAATGCCAGTGTCGGTCTTGGCACGGCGGCAGATCAGGCTATCGATTTTGGCGCGGCGATCCGTTTCATCGGTGAAGCTCTTGGTGTGCCAAGCAATCTTATTATTCGCGATTTAAGTGCAAGTGAAATAACAACAACGCAAGGAGCGTAATCCATGTTTAAAAAGCTAAAAATATCGAAAGAGCTGAAAGCACTATTTTTGAATGGCGTGCCTCGGCGGAAATATCCGCAGATCGAAAGAGTATATGCACGGCTGTTTATGTCAGATGATGGTAAAAAGGTGCTCGCCCATATGCAGGCTCAGTGTTACGAGCGCTCTTTAGGTATGGAAGCCAGCGACCAAGCCCTACGTTTTCAAGAAGGGCAACGTTCTTTCGTCTCTATGATTTTTAGGATGGTCGATCTAGGCCGCCGTCAAACCCCTTAACTTTAAAAATACTTTCAACATAAAGGAGAAATTATGAATTCGACCTCAACACAAAATAATACGCCGTCAAACTTGCCCGAAAAGTTTATTGATACTGAAACGGGTGAATTGAAACTTGATGCCTTGATTAACTCTTATCTAGCACTGGAAAAGAAGATGTCTTCGAGCTTACCTGCGCCAACAGATCCGGAGAACAAGCAGCGCTTACTCAAAGCACTCGGTGTGCCCGATAGCCCTGAAGAATACAGCATCAATGTTGATAACGGCTTACTTAGCCCTGATGAGAATGTGAATCAGCGTTTGCATGAGATGATGTTTACAGGAGAACAGGTGCAACTTGTCTATGATTTAGCTGGTGAGTTTATGGTGCCAATGATTTCCAAAATTGCGGCGGAATATAAAGCTGATATGGAAGTTGAGCGTTTGACTCGCGAATTTGGAGGGCAAGAGCAATGGGCAGAAGTATCTAGACAGCTCTTAAAATATGGTCAGCAAAACTTGCCGCAAAATGTGTTCGAGAATCTGGCCGGCTCCTATGATGGTGTAATGGCGCTGTATAAAATGATGAACAACAATCAAAGCCCTGCCATTGATAAGCAAATGAGCCAGATTGGTGCCAGTGATGAAAAAGAGCTCCAGTCTATGATGCGTGATCCCAAATATTGGAAAGAGCGTGATCCTCAATTCATCGAAAAAGTCACAAAAGGTTTTGAAGCGCTATACGCCGAGAAATAAAGTACAGTTTATCCCTAAAACTCATAAAGCCTCCTTCGGGAGGCCTCTTTTTTTATTCTTTATAGATTAAAAATTATGCGATTGCATCTTTTACAATATCATCAAAAACTGCGCGTGTCTCACCAGGAAGCGCTTCAAAGCGAAGGGCTGTATAATTTTTGTTTTGACGCACAATTTGAGCAGAATGAGGGACTTCCAAAACACGATCTTTTAATTTGAATTTGATCGTAAAGTCGACTGTATCCCCAATATTCGTTGTCTTATCGTATGTTTCGATGAGAGCGCCACCCATAGACCAGTCTTTGACTGGATATGTTTGGCCATTTATCTCAAGAACACACACATCTTGATCACGGCGCACATAGCGCCTACGCCTCGATGGGTCGTCATCATTAGATACTTTTTTAAGAAATTTTTCCCAGCCGTTTTTAAACATAATAAAGAAGATACATGAAAATTCGAAAAAAAACAAACTTTTCAAACATTAAGTCTTGACAGAAAAGGAATTAATTCCTATTATTTAAACATAAAGGCCCGTATTGCGTCTGTAACGCAGTAGGGGTCTTTGTTTTTGGATAACGCGAAATTCTTTTGCGCCCGCTCATTTGGCAGGATAGGCCGCTTTGAAACAGTGAGAACCTCAATCGCCACTTTTTATTTTTCCATTAATCATAAATGAAAGGACGATAACAATGGTGAGTACCATTAGTAATGCTTTCGTCAAACAATTTGAGCGCGAAGTGCATGAAGCTTATCAACGCCAAGGCTCTAAATTGCGTGGCACAGTCCGCACGGCGGGCAATATTCAAGGCTCTACAGCCGTTTTCCAAAAAATTGGAAAAGGCGTAGCCTCAACAAAATCAACACATGGCATGGTGCCGGTGATGAATCTGGATCATGCGTCTATCGAAGTTGATCTGCTGGATTATTATGCTGGTGATTGGGTGGACCGTCTGGATGAGCTTAAGCTTAACCATGATGAACGTGCGGTAATCGCTAGTGCGGGTGCGTATGCTTTGGGCCGTAAATCAGACGAACTTATCGTAGATGCGCTTCTTGCTGAACAGGGCAATATCACAGCCTCAACAGATAGCGCCGCTGGTATGACGCTGGACAAGATTTTGGAAGCGTTTGAAATCTTGGGTGCGAATGATGTGCCGGATGATGGTCAACGTTTTTGCATTGTTGGCTATAAACAATATAGCGAGCTTTTGAAGCTGGAAGAATTTGCATCTTCTGATTTTGTTGGTGCTGATGAGCTTCCGTTCAAAGCAACACAGGCTAAAAAATGGCTCGGGACAAC